TCGGTCGTGGCCATGGTCAGGTCAGGCTCCTTGCTGGTTGTGGTTGGCCGGGCCGGGCCGGCCGGCAGACTGGCGCTTGATCGCCCGCCCTCGCAGCGTGGGGCCACGGGGGCGGACTGTCAAGGGCCAGTCGGCGCTAGGTGCGCTCGACCGTCCAGGCCACGCCTGTGTGGTAGGCCAGGGCCGCCGCGATGGCCCGGGCGTCGGTCTCGAGCTGGGAGACCACCACGGCCGGCACGCCCAGCGTGGCGGCGCGCGTCGCGTAGAGCCGCACGGTCGCGGTGTCCGAGTCGATCGCGGTGAGGGGGGAGTAGAGGGTGGGCGGGTTCGTCGTCGTCATGCCCAGACCCAATGCGCGCGGCGTGCCAGGTCGCGTCGGCCCGCAAGTGCGCGACGGCTCGCGCGGCCCGGGGCGGATGACGCGGCGCGTGGCGACTGGGGTTGCCGGTCGGGGTGGCCACTCGGGTTGCCAGGTGGCGACTCGACCTGCCACCGGCCGGCTCGGCTCGACCCGAGATGATCGCGCGCGCGCGTGCGCGTGGGCCGGGCGCCGGCCGGCGTGGGGCGGGTGACGCTGCACCCTGGGTGACCGCGCTGGGGGCTGGCTCAGGCCGGGCTGCGCGCCGGCTGGGGTCGGCAGGAGACAGGGTGCGCGGCGTGGCTGAGGCGGGCAGGTGCGTGCCTCAGGATGCGGCATCCGTCCGGTGTCTCCCGCCCCCAACAGTCCCCCCTCCACCGCGACGTCCATGTCAGGGTTCCCTACCAGCGCGGCTGCAAGTGGCTGAAAGGACTAGCGAGTTCCCCGGGTGGGGGCTGGAAACCCCGCGGGATGCATACCCCCTATGCCAAACGAATTTTCGAGTTTCCCTAACGCACCGCGTCACTCTGCGCACTTCTGACGCGAGGCGAGGTAAACCCGAGCCGAAGTCAGAAGTTGCGCGCCCGGAGGCCGAAGGCCGAGGGCTCTGGGTTGACGTGGAGGCGGAGGTGGGCGAGAATCGACGTGCGGGGTGCAGATTCTGGGGTGGGACACGTTGCAGTTGACTTTTTCGCAAAAACGTGATACAATAAGAGCGTATTCGGTGATGGCGAAGAGGGAGAGCGGTTTTCCTGAGCGGAAAACACGCCGCATCGGGCGCTTCGCTTCCGTCGCGATAGCGTGCTGGGGCACACCCGGCAGGTTGGCGGCGGAGCAGAGAACGTGATGGAGGGGAGCGGTCTGCGCGCAGATCTGGGGTTGACGCGGGAGTGGGCCGCGGGTAGAATCTGAGGGTAGGGAGGAACGCCGCCCCGACCTAGGCGTGACTGGCCGCGGAGAGACGCGGCGCTTCGCTGGACGCGCTGTGGAGCGCCCCCGGACAACGGGGACGAGCAGGTTCGACTCCTGACGGCCAGCCCAGTTAAGAGCCGCACGCGCGTCGACGCCCAGGTGGGCGAAGGCAGCGGCTCCCCCGCGAGGGGTTGCGCTTCCCCTGGAGGGGGACGTCGATGGCGTTGAACGACCGCAACCAGGCGGTGCGGCGGCTCCGCGAGGAGCTGGACCGGTCGCTGAACCTCGTGGTGATGGCCCAGGACGAGCTGCACGCGGAGACCACGCGGCGGCTCGCGACGGGCGGCGGGGTGGACGACAAGCAGCTCGCGAAGATCAAGGCGCTGTCCGCGTCGTTCGCGTCGCTGACCGACTCGAAGATCCGGCTGCTCAAGGCGGAGCGCGACCTGGAGGACGACCTCACGGACGCGGAGGAGCGCGAGGCCGTGGTGCTGTACCTGGCCGCGCTGGAGCCCGTGGACATGCGCACTCTGTGCAAGCAGGCGCGCGAGCGGCGGGGCGAGATTCCCGGCCTGCGCGATTCGGCCCCTGAGACGGGCTGGGACGATGCGTAGCGTGGAGGTCGGGCCCAGCGGGCCGGACGACGCCGCGTTCATCCTGGCCAACTGGAAGCGCACGTGGCGCGAGTGCCCCTGGGCCGGCTGCGTGCGGAACGACGAGATCTACCGGCAGGTGGAACTCACGGTGGAGGGGCTGGTGCTGCGCGGGGCTGAGTTCCTGGTGGCGCGGGGTCCCGGGGGTCGCGCGCTCGGGTTCGTGTGCCACGAGACGCTGCGCGACGGCCTGGCCTGTGTGCACTACCTGTACGTGAAGGACCCCTACCGAGGCGCGAACGTTGGAGCCCAACTTGTCGAAGCAGTCCCCGGCCGGAAGCCCGGCCTCTACACCCACCGGTACCGCCAGGTCGTCGAAGCCCTCCCCGGCCCCGGCTGGCGACACGCCCCCGAGGTCGCCCGGCGGAAGTAGCCGCCCGGTGAGCCTACTCTTCTTCGCGCAGTCGGTGCGCCTGCCCGGGGTGTCGGGCGCGTCCACGGAGATCCGCACGGGGCGGGGCAACCTGTCCACGTCGGCGCTGCACGTGGAGACCATCCTGGAGTACGGGGACACGTTCGTGGTGTCGTCCGGCGGCCTGCTGTTCCACTTCCCCCGCACCTCGGTGCTGGGCTGGTCGTACTAGCCATGGGGCTGATCGGCGCGGCAGTTCGCCTGGTGGCGAGGGAAGTCGCGACCAGCGTGGCTTCGTCCACCGGTCAGGGCGTTGGCGAGGCCCTGGGCAAGCGCCTGGGCAGCCTGGTGTACCGTGACCCCGTGCAGCGGCTCGAGGCGCGGGTGGCCGAGCTGGAGGCACTGCTGGCCAAGGCCGGAGGCGCCTAGGCTTCCATGTCCACGCCCGCGCTCCGCAAGATCGCCCGCCGCCAGGCCGAGTCCGCGGCGGCCCGGGCGCGCGTGGTGGACAAGGCCGCGCTGATCCTGGCGCGGGCCAACCCGGTGCAGCGGGCGCTGATCACCGACGAGCGGCGGTACGTGGCGGGGCGGTGTCCGCGGCGCGCGGGCAAGACCCACGCGGTGACCTCGAAGATCCTGCACCTGGGCGAGAGCCGGCCCGGGTCGCGCGTGCTGGTGATCTCGCTCACGCTGAAGTCGACCGTGGAGAACTACTGGTCGGGCGCGCCGGGCGGGCTGTGGGCGCAGAACGCGGCGTTCGACCTGAAGGTCAAGTTCAACTCGACCTACTTCACCTGGGTCCACCCGAACGGCTCGCGCGGCATGCTGGCGGGCGCGGAGACCAAGGCGGACATCGAGAAGATCCGCGGCGCCGCGGCCGAGGCCGACCTGGTGGTGGTGGACGAGTGCAAGTCGTTCGCCCCCGGGCTGCTGGCCGAGCTGCTCGAGTCGGTGGTGGAGCCGGGCCTGATGACGCGCGACGGTCAGCTCGTGCTGATCGGCACGCCCGGGTCGATCCCCCTGGGCCACTTCTACCGGGCCACGTGCGTGGCCGCGCGCATCCCGGGACCCCGGCCGGGGGAGCCGGAGCGGACGGTGCCCACGTGCATCCCGTTCGACGAGTGGGACGACCCCGGGCCGGCGTACGCCGACATGTCCGAGGAGGAGCGGGGCGACATGTTCTCGCTGCACACGTGGACCATCGCGGACAACGTGGCGGTGCCCGGGCAGTGGGACCGCGCGCTCTCGATCAAGCGGCGCAACGGCTGGGGCGACGACCACCCCACGTGGCGGCGCGAGTACCTGGGCGAGTGGGTGTCCGACGAGTCCGACCTGGTGTACGCGTACGCGCGCGCCCGGGCCGACGGGCTGTGCCACTGGCGGCCGAACTACGACCACGGGGTGACGGGCCTGGACCCGCGCGAGGGGCCGTGGCACCTGCTCCTGGGCATCGACATCGGGTTCGTGGACGACTCCGCGTTCGTGCTGGTGGCGTGGTCCGAGACGCTTCAGGAGCTGCGCCACGTGTACGACCACAAGGCGCCGGGCATGGACGTGGGCACGTTCACCGAGCACGTGCTCTCGGTGCTCGACCTGTACGGCACGCCCGAGGCCGTGGTGGCCGACGTGGCGGGCGGCGGGGCCAAGATGCTCGTGGAGACGCTGAACCAGCGCTACGGCCTGGCCATCGTGCCCGCGGTGAAGACGGACAAGGCCGCGCACATCGAGCTGGTGAACGCGGACTTTCTGGCCGACCGGCTCAAGCTGATCGACGGGTCCGACCTGGCCCACGAGCTCGAGGGTCTCCAGTGGGACCTGTCGGCCGGCGCGAAGCAGGAGCTGGCGCGCACCGGGCGGCTGCGCGAGGACCCGCGCTGCCCGAACCACCTGGCCGACGCGCTGCTCTACATCTGGCGCCACTCGTACCACTTCTTCTCGTCCCCCCGCGACCGCGGCCCGGCCGAGGGGACGCCCGCGTGGCACGACGCCCGCGAGGCCGAGCGCCAGGCCCGAGCCGTGGCCCGGCGGGGCGCCGCGCTGCGCGACCCGTTCGGCCTGGCCCGCATCGAAAGGACCCCCGTCGGTGGACTCTACCTCCGCTAGCCTGCCCTGCCTGACCTACGTGGCCGACCTGCTCACGCTGCTCCGCGGCGCCGGGGTGACCCGGTTCGACGTGCCCGGGCTGCTGGGCATCCAGTTCTCGTCGCCGGACCAGGCGTACCGCTTTCTCACCCAGCCTCCCGGCGCAGCCGTCCCGCTCCCCGAGGGCGCGGACCTGGAGGAGACGCACCAGGACCGGCCGCTCACGCCCGAGGAGCAGGCCGTGGCGCGGCGTCGGGCGGCGGCGCGGGCGCGCGTGCGCACGTGGGACGACCCGCTGCTCTGGGCCGACCACGGCGGGCAGAAGCCCACGTTCGGCGGCGGGGAGGATCGGTAGCCCATGGCGTCGTGGAGCCAGGCCCAGGGGACGGACACCGACCCGCGGTACGCGTGGTGGGAGGCCGAGCCCGACGGGGACGAGGACGACGGCGCGGGGGCCGAGTACATCCAGCAGTGCCGCGCGTCCAGCCTGATCTCCTGCGCCCGCCGGCTCGAGTCGGCGCAGCGCGAGGTGCACGAGCAGAACCTGTGGGCCGCGTCGCTCTACAGCAACCGCGAGCTGGCCGCGTTCGACTGGGGTACGGGGCAGCTGTACCGCGCGAGCCTCGCGCCGATCTCGCGCACCGGCGAGAACATCGTGGTGCGCGTGGTGGACACGCTGGTGTCCCAGATCTGCAAGAATAAGCCGAAGCCCAAGCCCACGGCCCGCGGTGCGAGCTACCGGACGCGGTCGAACATCCAGAAGCTGGACAAGTTCCTGTTCGGCAGCTTCAGCCAGAACGACGCGTACCGCGTGGGCAAGATGGCCGTGCGCGACGCGTTCGTGTTCGGGTTCGGCTGCATCAAGGTGACCGCGGAGAAGTCGGACGACCCGGCGGTCGAGGGCGACAAGATCTGCTACGAGCGCGTGTTCCCCGACGAGATCCTGGTGGACCAGATGGAGATCGTCGCGTGCGGCAAGATGCGCCACCTGTACCGTCGGCGCGCGCTGCCCATCGAGGTGATCGCCTCGACCTACGGGCTGGACGAGGACGAGGTGGAGGAGTTGGCGTCGCAGCAGGACGCGTTCACCTACCTGGACTACCGGCCCGTGGGCAAGGGGTGGGCCGTGGTGGTCGAGGGGTACCAGGTGGCGGTCGGCAAGAACAAGGGCCGCTGGATGGTGGCGCTGAACAACCGGGTGCTGGACGAGGGCGAGTGGGCCGAGGAGTGGCTCCCGTTCGTGTTCTACCACGCGCAGATGCCGATCTCCGGGTTCTACGCCCCGAGCCCGGTGGAGCAGGCCATCCCCTACCAGATCCGGCTGAACGAGATCAACGAGGTGATCCGCGACGCGCAGGACGTGATGGCGCGCCCGCGCATCTTCGTGGCCGAGGGGTCGCGCGTTAACCCGCTCGAGCTGGACAACGTGATCGGCCGGGTGGTGAAGTTCACGGGCCAGATGCCCCAGGCCATGACGTGGCCCGCGGTGTCGTCCGAGCTGTACAACGAGCGCGACCGCCTGGTGCGCGTGTGCCTCGAGCACTTCGGCCTGTCTAACCTGGCCACCTCGGTCACCCCGCCCCCGGGCGCGCGGTTCGACTCGAGCCCCGCGTTCCGCGAGTTCTCGGCCATCCAGGACGACCGGCTGTCCGACATGTCCGAGCGTCAGCAGCGCATGTACGAGGAACTGGCCCAGCGCACCATCCAGGTGATCGAGCGCGAGGGCGTGAACCCGCGCACCACGTGGTACTCTGGCTGGCGGCGAGGGCTGGCCCAGACCATCGACTGGAAGGACATGGCTCACGACGCGTCGAGCTACGTGATGACCATGGAGTCCGTGTCGATCTTCTCGATGAGCCCGGCCGCGTACCGCGACGAGCTGGAGAAGCAGCTGGCCATGGGGCTGATCACCCCGGAGCAGTACCGCATGGAGATCGCCGACCCCGACGAGGAGTCCGCGCTGAGCCTCCAGGCGGCGGCGGCCGAGGACCTGAACCGGGTGCAGGAGATGCTCGAGGACGTGGACGCGGAGTTCGAGCCGCCGATCCCCGAGCAGGACCTGGTGAACGGAGTGAGCCGCATCACGCTGGCCATGCTCGCGCTGTCCAAGTACGACGACGTGCCGGACGAGGTGGTCATGCGCTACCTGAACTGGCTCACGTTCGCCAAGGCCATCCTGGCCAAGGGTCAGGAGCCAATGTCCACCCAGACGCCCGAGATGCCCGGCGCCGCGCCCGCCGGTCTGGCCGGACCGTCCGCGGTGCCCGTGCCCGAGGCCGCCGGCATCGCGCCGGCCGGTCCCGGCCCCATGCCCAACATCTCCGCCTCCACGTAACTTCAGCCCCACTTGAGGAACTTGCCCATGGACGACGAGAGCACGACCGCGACCCCCGCCACCGCCACCCCCTCCCTGGACGACGCCGCAGCCGCGGCCATCCGGGAGATCTCCGCCGAGTTCGAGCCCGGACCCGAGGCCGAGACGCCGCCCGCGGAGGGCGAGACGCCGCCCGAGGGGGCCGAGTCCGAGCCCACTCCCGAGGCGCCGGCCGCGGAGGCCGAGAGCCCGGCGATCGCCGCGGGCATGGAGCGCCTGGTGGCGCGCGAGGTGGCGGTGCAGGCGCGCGAGGCGGCGGCGGCGGCGGCCGAGGGGCGCGTGCGCGCGCTCGAGTCCGAGCTGGCGGGGCTGCGGGCCAAGCTGCCCGCGGCCGAGGTGACCGAGAAGCTTTACCACTCCCCGTCCGAGGCGATCAAGGCGCTGGGCCACTCGCCGCGGGACGTGCTCCATCTGCTTCTGGCTGAGACGCTGAAGGCGGACGGGAAGGAGGTCCCGGCCGAGCTGGCCGAGACGCTGCGCGGGGCCGAGCACAAGCGGGAGGTGGCCACCCTCCGCGCTCGGCTGGACGCGAAGGAGCAGGCCGAGGCGCGCGCGCAGTACCTGGCGGGTATCGCGGCGGGCGCCCAGGCGTACGCAACCCAGCTGGTCGGCGCGAGCAAGGATGCGCCGACGCTCGCCGTGATCGCGAAGTCCGACCCCGCACGTGCCAGCCGCGAGATCCTGGAGGAGATCGAGGCCGACGCGCGCGCCCGGGCGGCTGCGGACCCACACGGCGAGCCCATCACCTACGCGGAGGCGGCGAAGCGGGCGGAGAAGCGACTCTCCGCGCTGCGCGCCCTCCTGGGTCCGGCAGGCACGGCGCCGTCCACGCAGGCAAGTGGCGCCCCGCAGAAGGCACCGGCCAAGACTCCTCCCACCGCGAAGCCCGCGGCCAAGCCCCTGGCCCCCTGGCTCGCGAAGGACCCGGACCTGTACTCCGTCGGCGTCGACGAGGCCACCCGGGAGTTCCTGCGCGTCGAGGCGGCGAACAAGCGCAAGTAGCGGGCACCGGAACCAACTTACCTCTCAGGAGAACTGACACACCATGTCCTCTGCATCCACCATCGCGGCGCTGTCCAAGATGTACAAGACGGTCTACATGGGCCGCGACCTGTACAACCAGGCCCGGCGCAAGACCCCCGCGTTCGACTCGGTCCGCAAGTTCGACGACTTCGACGGCGCGAACCTGACCTTCCCGTTCAACTACGGCATGCCGAACGGCGTGGCCACCAGCCTGTCCGGCGCGCAGGAGCTGGCGAACGCGTCGCTGTTCGACAACTGGATGATGTCCACCCGCAAGACGCTGTACGGCGTGCTGACCATCGACGCGCAGGCCATGCGCGCGGCGCGCAAGGACATCGGCGCGTTCCTCCGTCTCCGGCAGAAGGAGACGAACGAGCTGATGGCGTACATGAAGATGATCCTCGGCGGCCACGCCTTCTGGGGCGACGGCGCGGGGAACATCGCGCAGGTGGTCGCGGTGACCGGCTCGAACCCGGCGACCAGCTTCACCGTGTCCCAGTTCGACGCGGTGAAGTTCCACATCAACCAGGTAATCGTGTTCAACGCGACGCGCACCGGGTCCGCGGGCACCATCAAGGCGTCGACGTGGAAGGTGACCGCGCT